TACTACCCCATACTTCGGCGGTATTCTCGGACAGTGGCAGCCTGAAGCTCAGACCATCAATGAAACTGAGCCTGCCTTCAAGCAGAGCGAATGGGTTGCCTGGGATCTAGTGCTCTACACTGTATCCAGCAACCAGCTTCTCGCCGATAACGGTATTGGTCTTGATGCCCTTCTGACACAGTTGTTCGGACAGGCAATCACTTGGTACAAGGAGTTTGCCTACCTGCAAGGCAAGGGTGCCGGCTCCAGTATGCCTTTGGGCGTGCTGAACGCTCCCGCCTCTCTGGTAGTTACCAAGTCTGGCTCTGCCGGGACGTTCAACGTTGCCGACGTTGCCAAGATGATGAGCAAGCTCCAGATCCGTAGCTGGGACGATGCTTGCTGGATTATGCACCAGTCCTTGCTGCCGCAGTTAATCCAGATGACTGATCTGGGTTCAACTACTGCTGGCGCTGGTCAGCACTTCTCGTGGCTCACCCCGTTCGGTGATGGCAAGACTGGTTCGATGGCCATGAAGATGCCGACGGCATTCTTCAACGGCCTGCCACTGTACTTCACCGAAAAGCTTCCTAGCGTCACTCCTGGCTCTACTGGTGCCAAGGGATGTTGCATGTTGGTGGACTGGAGCCGTTACGTTATTGGTATGCGTCTTGACCTCCAGATCGACGTGAGCCCGCACTACCTGTTCCGCAACAACCAGTTGGCATGGCGTGTTATTGCTCGTTGCGACGGCAAGCCTTGGCTCAACGCTCCTATTACCGACCAGAGCGGGTTTACGATTAGCCCGTTCGTGATTTTCGATAACAGTTAATGAGCAGTATCACTAATGACGTTCGGCAACAGCTGATGAAAAGGTTCACCAGCACTGAGGGTCAACTTTTGGCAACAGCTAATGTGGTTGAAATCTCTGTACAAGATGGTAAGGGAAAGCCTTATATCTATTATGGGTCCTCGGAAAGTATTCAGTACGGACTCAAGGAGTTAGAAGCTATGACAAAGAAAACTAGGGCGGATGGCTCTACTTACCACGAAGAAGAAGCCGCTCCCGCCGAAACCGCGACGGCAACCTTCAAGGAAACTCCCACTGAGAGGCAGACGACAACGTACTACAAGACGGAAGATGCCCTCAAGAAGGCAGAGGAGCGTAAGAAGGAGCTTGAACAGGACGTGAAGAAGCTCGAAGAAGCCAAGGACAAGCTCGGGCAAGAGGTTGCCAAGCTGGAATCCGAGTCCCTGGAAGCTAAGAGAAGAGAGCTTGCCAGGCTCGAAGAACAGCACCGTAAGGCACTGGAAGAGAAGGCTAGGCTAGAGGGTATTGCTCCCGACAGTAACGGTCTCAACCGTAAGGAAGCTGTACTCCGCAAGCTTTCTAACGAGCAACTCAGGGCTTTCATCGCTCAGAAGGAAGCGGAAGCACTGAAAAATAGCACTGTTGAGGAACTGGAAGCGGAAGTTGTTCGACGCCGTTTAACCAGGTCTCGTAATGAGACGGAATAATGCCTGACCTAAATACCGTTTGGTTACTCCTAACCCTGGCACTGCTTCTTAGCCTCTTACGAAAGGGGTAGTACATGGCAGTACCCGTCAGTCTGCCATATAGTCGAGCCGGTGTAGGTAGCACTGCACCTAATGATAAACCCATTGGGAAGTCCTTCACTGGCTTCTTGAAGGCTGTCCAGGACGACGACCAGCGAACCATAGAGAAGGTCTATGAAACCGGCTGGGTATCGGATGGTGGTACTGTTAAGAAGACGGCAATGGGGGAATCCTCTGGTGGTCTTGGTGGTTATAACGTCCCCTCTGAATACACTACTAAGCTTCTTAACGTTATTTCTGACGAAAGCTTCGTCTGGCAGCGTGCCACGGTCATACCGATGGAGCGCCAGCAGATTAACTTTCCCAGGATAGACGTAGAGACGATTCCTGCTGCTACTGGGACTTCACCGTTCTTCGGCGGTATAAAGTTTGCCTGGTCTTTCGAGTCCACTTCCCCTCCCGAAACAGAGCCTCAGTTTCGCCAGCTGTCACTAACTGCGTGGGACTTGATTGGCGAAGTGCTGATGTCTAATCAGTTCCTTGGGGATACAGGTCCGGCTGGCGAAGAAGCGTTGATTAAGTTGTTCGGTAAGGCGGCGGCATGGTATGCCGAATACGCTTTCTTCAACGGTCTGGGTGCTGGGGACACTATGCCTCTCGGCATCTTGAAATGTCCTGCCCTCATAACAGTAGCTGCGGATTCGGGTGACTCATCAGGGTTAATTAGCCTAAAGGATGTCACCAATATGACATCTAAGCTACTACCCTATAGCTGGGGTAATGCTATATGGGCTATCCACCCTGGACTAATCCCTAGCCTCCAGCAGATATCGACCTATCTTATCAACGTCGAGCTAGGGGATTTGCACAAGAAAGCACCTACTCCTGCTGGTGTATTAGCTACCCGTCCGGTATTTATTACAGAGAAGTTACCTGCTTCTGGTTCCGCTGTTACAGGGTCTATTGTACTTTTCGATCCTACCCTGTACGTTATCGGTATGCGGCAACAGGTAGTGATATCCGCCAGTTCACACCCTAACTTTACTAAGAATCAGACCTGGTTCAAGGTTTGGTTGCGTTGTGACGGGAGACCGCAAGTGTCTGGAGCAATTACCCTGCAAGATAAGGCGACGGTTGTTTCGCCTTATATAACTCTAACCCTCAAGACCTAACAAAATAGGGAGGTTTCCAAAGTGTTTACCGAAACCTTGAGCCAGGCACTTGCTGTTGTGGGTCAGATTCCTGCCAGCAATCATGCCGTTAATACTGACGTGTCGGTAGCTGGTATCGACATGAGCATCTTCCGTCGTCTCATCACCTACCTTGACGTAGGGGCTGGCGGTGGTAACGTTCAGGCATACTACAAGAGCAGCGCCACGGCTAACATGGCTTCCAGTACTAACCTTGGCAACAGTGCTCTCTACACTAATACCACGCAGCTTGTTGGTACTACTACCTCTAACCGAGTCCAGTCCATCGAAATTCGTGCCGACCAATTACCCGCTGGACACCGCTACGTAATTCCTGCTATGACCGTGGTAACGACCGCGACTAACGCAGGTTTGATTTGCCTTGGTGGTGAAGCTTCCTACAAGCCTGCTAGCCAGTTTGACACTGCGAACGTCAGGGAAACGGCTCTCGTGGTGGCAATGGCTTAGTTTAAGACCAATACTATCGCCCGTCTAACTCCCCGGGATGGGTATGGCAATCACTTCCGCAGACTATGCACTCTTCACCATGCTGAAAAAGCGTGGTGTCCTGAGTCAGCGATGCTCCGTACTAGAGTTGGGTGAGTCCAACTGGTATGGGGACATGGAAGATACGAGATTGATAGATGATGTATTCAGGACCGTTAGCCTCGAAGACATACAAACGATCAAGACTTCTCTGGAAGAGGCCAAGGAAGTAAGTCACTACCAATACATGCGGTTTCTTGGCAAGGTGTTTTGGAAGGTATTCCTGGACCCTTCCTCTATGACCGCTATTGACCTAAGCGAAGCCGGACCCGCCGCTCTTAAACTGAACCTGAATGAGCCTGTCAGCCTCGGTAAGCAATTCGATGTGGTGCTAAATCTTGGCACTATAGAGCACATCTTCGACATAGCTCGCTGCTTCCGCACAGTTCACGACCACTGCACGCTAGGCGGGCTGATGGTCCACCAATCACCGTGGCAAGGATGGCACGACCACGGTTTCTACAGTATCCACCCCACTCTGTATTGGGACCTAGCCTACGCCAACGGCTACGAAGTAGTGGAAATGCTCTATGCGGAGCTAGACCCACCTCGTACAGTTAGCCTACTCTCTCGAACTACTACGTCTGTAGTGGCGACGGAGAACATAGAGCATCCCTCCATGGTAGTTGTGGCGCTTCGGAAGACGAAAGACGCCCCCTTCGCAGTGCCAATGCAAGGGGTCTACAACAAAGCCGTAAGGGAAGAACACAAGGAACTAGTAAGTCATTGGAGGAAAATGCGAGCATGACGGAATCTACATCTGTTACCCGAGAGCCCAAGGCAGACGATACCCCAGTCTCTCGGTGTAATCCGCCTATTGTGTATGCTTGCCAGCCGTCCTATGGACCAGGGAACAAGGCTTCTAAACGGAAGTTCTGGTCAGCATCTGTCAACCCTACTGGACGCTGGGCTAACCTCGGTTCCACATTTGACGACCACGGTAGTAGTCTGTTGCCCTATGCTTTCAACAATCACTGGCGTGCAGCCCTTAACTACCAGCTTGCAGGTAAGAATATTCGTTACTTCGCAATGCTCCACGATGATATCGTTCCCGAGGACTTCTGGCTCGACACGTTACTAGATGAGTTGGAGTTGACAGGAGCGGACCTGATATCAGCCGTGGTGCCGTTAAAGGATGGTAGGGGACTCACTAGCACTGCTATAGACGACCCTAATGACCCCTGGGACGTTTACAGACGCTTGCATATGAATGAGGTAGTTACCCTACCCGAGACGTTCAGTGCCAAGGATTGCTGGAAGACTGAGGGTGACAAGGGGCGTGCCTTGCTTGCCAATACTGGGTGTTGGGTATGCCGCTTCGATCGACTCTGGCGCTGGCAAGTCCACTTTCAAATCAATACCGCAATGGTCTTCATAGTTGGTGAAGACTGGTCAGGACGGTACGGCGACGGCGAACCCGAAGTGTTCTACAAGGAAGGTACTATAATCTCTAACCGTAAGTACCGACCTGGTATGGTAGGTTGCTTTACTAGTAAGGTTATGTCTGAGGATTGGGATTTCTCCCGGCAGCTGACTGCGTTAGGCGGCGACGTTCGCTGCACCCGTAAAGTTAAGCTTCAGCACGTAGGGGACTATCCATTCCCGAATACGGAGTCTTGGGGTCAGCACGAAAATGACCAGGCACTACGCCATAAGTGGGATGTAACCTGGAAGGACATCCCACACGGTGTTGAGGGATGGCTACTCGAAGAAGAGGGTAGGGAGCTAGCAAGGCTGGCTGAGGGTAAGAACGTACTGGAGATAGGTTCCTACTGCGGGCTGTCAACGATATGGATGGCACGCAAAGCAGAGCTTGTCTATTGCGTGGACACATTCACTAATACAGACCCGACTGGCCAGACGAAGCCACGCGATACGTTGGACATATTCAAGAAGAACCTCAAGAAATATGAGATTTCTAACGTCTTGTATTTTAAGGGTTCCACAACGGCTTCTCTACCTACTCTGAAAAGGTTCGGACCCCGATTCGACATGGTGTTTGTCGACGGTGCCCACGACGTGCAGAGTGTTCGCTACGACATCATTGCCGCTCTCGAAGTTATAAATCCTGGCGGGCTAATTCTGTTCCACGACTACCTTACGGATATTGCTGAGCACAAGGGCGTTGCCGTGGCGGTGGACGAATTGTTATCGGCTGGTGCTGTTTTGGTCCGCCAGTTTGGTACAATAGCAGTAGTAGACCCCGCCCAGGTTATAGACAATATGGCGAATGCCAACAACCTCGAACGGTATGGAGAACTGAACAATGGCGGGAAGGAAAAGCGGACAACGGCGGAAGCCAAAGAAAAAGTTGAATCGATATAACCCGAACAATCCCAACTGGAATTCCGTCCACGCTCCGTGGAGTAAGAAGCTGTTAGGACTGTTCCCAATTCCAGGTGCCAAGCTTAGCCTGGGGAATTGGCACGAAGGTATCTAACTCTTAGAAAGGAAAACAATGGCTGAGACTCAGAAACAGGTTATGGCCAAGACGAGCAGTAGTCTTACAGTGGGGACTGCCCAGGCAATTGCAGCACCAAACCCCTACGGTTGGCAACAAGAGGCGGATTCTTACCTTGCCGCTGCTGGTTGGGAGCGTAAAGGACAGGACCGCTACGGTAGAACGATGTGGATGGATATGCTCCATCAGGGTAAGAAGGATGAGCTACGCCCTTCTACCAAGCTACCTTTGCAAGGTGGTGGGCTCGAAGTTGTCGAGCAAATCTACTGTCCACCCGAGCCGTGGATCTACACTACCGACGCTGCTGTTGCCATGCAGCGGGACAGGGATAAGAGTAGGGAACCACTGGAAGAACTGATTACACGCAAGGAGGAAGAGCTAAAGGTCTTGAAATCCCGCTTTGCGGAGTTGAGCAAGTGAAAAATCTCTTAGCTTCTATCCTGGTCCTGGCGCTGGCCGCATTCGCCGTGTTCGGTGCCGACTTGAAGTTGCCCGAAAAAGTAACTGGCGACCCCGGTTCGTTCATTCGCATTCCAGCCGAAACTAAGGGGGCAACTGTCAAGTGGTATGTGGTTGACCCAGGGCTGAACCTATTCCCAGTTGACCTGTTGAAAGATACCAAGACTGCGGTAGTGACCACTACAAAGGAGGGCACCTATCGAGTACTTGGTTACACGTCTGACGCCTCGGGACCGTCAGACCCGGCGGTTTGTGTGGTGGTTGTTGGTGCCCCAGTTCCTCCGACACCACCCACGCCGCCGGCGCCTCCTACTCCTACCGACCCACTTGCCAAGGCTGTTCAGGCGGCTTACGACGCTGACCCAGACCCCACCAAGGCAAAACACTTTGCCGACTATGCCGCTCTCTGGCGTCAAGCTTCTACCCAAACTGTATTCGATGCCAATATAAAAGATACGGAATCTCTCCTGACCGTGATGATAAAGGCTCGCCAGGTGCTAATGCCTGATACGGCTCTAGCTTCCATCCGCAAAATCGTAGGTGCCAAGCTGAATGAGACTCTGGCAACTCCTATGACCCTGGACGATGCTACCAGAGCGAAGGTAAGTGCCACGTTCAAGGGGATTGCCGATTCATTGTCTCAGGTAAGAACGACAGCGGCTGGCAATGGCAACAGTAGGCACAAGTCCCACGAGGAGAAATAACATGCCATTGCTCGGGTTCATACGCCATCGTGACAGAAATGCTATCCATGACTTTTTCCATAGCCAAGCAGAGTCCCGAATGGGGGTTTTCTCTCTACCTCCTCCTAGCGTCCCGAAGGGGACTAAGCTAATCCTCAGTCAGTTGTGGAAAGACCAGTTAGTGAAAGCTGACGTTGGCTTCGAGTTTCCTAGGTTTCATCAGTTGACAGGTTCATGTGTTGGCGCTTCACTTGGTAATGCCATTACTACTCTCCTTTGTGTACAGCGAAAGCTCGCCATCGGACCTACTAAGGTAATCCTACCTTTCTGGCCATTCGATTATGGGCGGACCCGCTACAACGAAGGGGACAGGGGACAGGGAGAAGGAGCCCTCAACTCCAGTGCTTGCGACACAATGAAGCACGAGGGGGTATTGCCCTTCAACGTGCAGGGCTTACCCCAGTTCCAGAACAACGATGGACTTGTTCTTACCTCGCAGTTAGAGATGCAATGGAGCGATGGCGGCTCTAGCACCGTGTTGCAGTACGCAAACGCTGCCAAAGCATACCCTCTTGGTACGGCAGCGCCAGCAAGAAGTGCTGCTGACGCCAAGGCTGGTATCCTGAACGGCTATCCGTTCTATTTCGGATGTGATGATTATGTTGGTGGCGGACAAATTACGGGCGGTACGGAGCCCTATGTTAAGGGCAAGTTCGACGGGCAAGGCGGACATTCGACGTGCTTACTTGGGTATTGGGAGCATCCCAACGACGGTCCTCTGTACCTGTACCAAAACAACTGGCCCGCGAGTACTTACCCGCAAGACCCGGCTGGCGGCTCCG